AAGTTCTCGCATAAAAGGCCTACGACGAAGAATTCGGAGACGCATTACATGCAGATCCAACAGACGCGTTCTGTCGTCGACCCCGTTACAGGGGCTACGGCGCCAGCAACTGCTTCTGCTTCGATCTCCGTGAGTGTTCCTCCGAATGGCTGGTCTGACGCGGAGAAGGTGAAGCTTCTTCAAGCTCTCACCGATACCCTCGCCGACTCGGATGTTACTCCGACAAAGTTCTTGGGTTACGGTACGTAACCTAGAACTGGCAGTACCTACTTAGCGTGCGGCATTCCCGAAAGGAATGAAATGCAAACCTGTACTTCGTACAAGTGCGCACCCCGCACGCTTCCTCTTCTTGAGGCATGTGGGTACAATCTCAGGGTTCATGATAGAGTCCACTTTTGTCGGGTACGTGCGAAAGCACGTGCCCTTAGTGGTCTCCTAAGGTTCTCCCGATATAGCGACGGCCGGTATACTGTATGTTACAGTCCGATCGCCGCTTCCCGAGATGCTGGATATCCGCTATTACAGCGTGTACTCAGCCCCTTACTCTTCGAAGAGATCATGTTCGCCATAATCACGAAACCGCGTAATAACCAAAGGCAGTTTCTTGAGAACGGACTCTGAGATTTTATGGTCGTAGCATGGCAGGATTGGTCAGCCTATGAGGGCGGCCATGAAAAGCCTGTTAAGACTCTCCAGGAGCCTATTCGCAGATCTGCGAAGGCTCCATCCTGAATGTAAAGGATTCGACCGTGACTTACAAACGATCGAAGCGCGTGTCGAATACGAGGGCGCTGGCTTCATTGCCGTCGCTCTTCCCGCCATGGGCAAGGCCTTTGATCAAGGTCTTGCTTGCGGTAGGATGCCTTCTGTCCGCGGTTTTTCTTGCGGATCAGGAGCAATCCCCCAATTTCTCAGGGGTATGCTCTCGCATGTATTCGATACTAAAACAGGGTTCCTTCTGAAGAATCCTAGTGTTGAGTATATACTCAGCATTAGGCAAGTTTTATACTTCTTCAAGAAGTTCCTGCCATCCGACCGCAGAACATCTGTTCTTCACGATCGGACGGTAGCTGACTTCAAGGAAACTGAC